CTGGAAAGTCCATAGATACTGTTTTACTTGGAGTTAATAAACTCGCTAGTGATACGTTTGGTTTTTTGTTCTGTTCTGTCATTGTTTTTTCCTATAAAAGAGGGAGGGAATGACCCCTCCCCGTTAATTTAATTACTAAGTTACTGTTGGTCCTACAAAGATTATGTCTATTTCATCTTTTGCATCTACTGATGTTGGCAAAGCATGGAAATTAGTTTCCAAACTTACTATATCTTCAATTGAATGTGTAGGTACTTCAAGATGGCAATTATCTAAATTCATAACCATTCTTGGAGTATTACCTGTTCCACCTACTGTAAACGTTAAGTCAAATGAATTTGTTGTTACTGAAGTAGCTCCAATAATATCTTCAAATAAATCTGCACTTGAAGTTCCACTTGCTGGAGTGTTTAAGTAGCATGTAAAGCTACCTGAAACACTTCTTGTTCCTGTTACATGTCCTAAAGGCTGATTAACAAGCCCTAATGTTTCCGGTGTTAAGAAAGTCATATTATTTGAAATAGTAACATTTCCGCCCGTTAGTGTTAATGTATATGTATCAGTCATGCCTGCGTTTGAGAAGGTAAATGCTGTACCGTTTGCAACAGTCATTGCTCCACTTAATGTTAAAGTAGTACCTGATATTGCAGCTACAGTTGTACCTGCTGTTACTCCGGTTGCTTTAACTACTTGTCCAACTTTGATCAACTCATTAGCTGCTGTTAAAGTTATAGTTGCACTTGAACTTCCACCATTACCACCAACTGCAGTTGTAACATCATTAGTTAAAACTAAGTCTGTTAATCTATTTCTAATAAAGTTATTAGTATCTGCTGCTGCTGTTCCTTCTGTAATTGTTGCTGTTGGCATAGAGTCTTCGGTTATGATTTTTCCAAAACCTGACCAGTTTGCAGTAGCAATTCCATCAATATCAAAATCAATTGAAACTTCATTTACAACACATTCTTCTATTTTATAAATTGTTGGAGTAGCTTTACCATGCCCCATTTCAAAATGTAAATCAAAAGTATGTAATGCAACTTTGTTTGAATTTTCAAAAGATATATTACAGTCTGTTCCATCTGCTGTTACAGCTGTTCCAGATGCTCCTACTGCTCCACTTCCTGCCAAAGCATTCCATAAAGCTTCTTCTACTATATGATGATATGCGCCATTGTGTTCTCCGCCGGTATTATCACCACCTGATTTAAAAGGCCTAATGTAAGTTGAAAAAGACCATTCTGCTGGCGCATAAGAATCAGTAAACATTTGTCTAGCCCTTCTACTTTCTCCAGTTGTCGTAGCCATTTCATTGAGAGTCACCTCTGTTGTGTTTGTTGCTTGTGAAAAACTAAATCCATCTAGAACAGGTATATTATATACTGCGCCTCCTGAGGCATCTGTTAGATGAACTTTGGTATCTCGACTAAAATAAAATGTATCTGCCATTTTAATTTTCTCCTATTTTTATGAAAAGAGCTTTAGCTAAACTTTAGTTTGCCGCTGCTGTTTTCTCTTTAATATCGAACTTGGATAACTATTTCTCCAATGCCCAATGGTTCTAAAACTCCTTCATCAGTATCAATACTTACTACAGTTGTCTGTATTGCTGTTTGATCTCCTGCTAAAGTTGTATAAACTAAAGGATTATTGGTTTCTATTACAGTTTCCACGTCCTCTAATAATTTTTCTAATGCTGTTACGGCGTCTTCTTCATTAACATAACATCTTAGTGTTATAGTTAAGAATCTGTGCTTAATACCAGCCCCTAAATATTCTCTTGCTTCGCCTCCTGCACTTACATGCACAGAAGGAAAATCATCTACTTCATCCCAAAACTTAATTCTGGGTTCTACATTTGCGATGGAGCTTTGGTATTGTCCTGTTCCATCTACAAGTGCTAGTTTGCTTACTAAAGCATTTACAATGGCGCTTCGTCTTGTAGTATAATCTCGTTCTGCCATTATATTCTCCTAGTATTAAATCTTGCTAGTGCTAAATCTTTTGCTACCTCTCTAATAGACCTATCTATCAGTCTTCGAGGGTCTCTGTTTGTCGAAGCCCATCCGTTTCTTCCTCTTTCTCCTTCTTCAAATACTTGATAAGGATTCTTTTGATAAGTATAGTCTAAAGTAGGTACGCCTTTTCCTTCTGTAAAGTTTACTACTTTGGCACTAGAAGCGAATCTTCCTGTTCTGCTCTCTAGTCCTGGAAGTCCCATATTCTTTTCGACTTCTCCTGGTAACTTCTTATTTATCATGTTTATCAAAGCAAGAGGATTTAATCTATTAGACGACTTTTGTCTTGTTCCTCTTTTTTGTAAACTTCTTCTTGCTATGTGTTTTTTACTAAATTGTAATCCACTATTTACTATTGGGGTTAACCTCTTATATGGAATTTTTAAAGGTATAGACTTACTTTTTGAGTTTGATCTATAACTTTTTTTATATTTCTGAGTTAACTTAACATGTTTGTTACCTTGAAAACTTGACATTAAAAAATGATTAATCATTTCATTTAAACTCAATGAACCTTCAAGATCTGCCGCATGCTGACTCATTTTTTTAGTTACTGAGTCTAATGCTGCTGCTTCTGTAGCTGCTTGGGTTCTATTTTGATCTTTATCTTGTGTAGTAAGTACTAAATCAAAACCTTTTAAGAAGTCTTTCTGGGTCATTTTAGAAGCTTGTTCTATTGTTACTCCATAAACTTCTAAAGCATTAGTTAAATCTTTTAAAATTTGTTCTTTAACTATATTAGGAGCATTTTGAAATTCTTTACTTTGTAAAGTACTCGAAGCTGCTCTCATTGCAGTGTACCCTGAAGAAGCTACTCCTTCTTGTTGCCCTAGCTCTTCGTACCCATGTCCTATTTCTTGATTAAAACCGCCCGCAAACCTATCAACATTACTTCCACCCTTTTTAAAACTTGCTTCTAAATCTTTACTTTTTTGTTCAGAGTTACCTAAATACTCAGTTTCCCATTTAACTAACTGTCTGTGTAAGTTGTGAGTAGAACTAATTTTACTCTGTGTGTAAAACTCTTTTGATTTATTGTAATTTCTTACTATTATAGCGTAGTATTTACCGCCATGATGCTGTCGTTTTAGCTTTTTTAAATCATTAAACTCTTTTGTGCCTATTTTAAGCGATACACCTTTTGAACCCGCACTTTTTAATGTTCTTTTATACCCAAGTACTTTACTTTCTTCAAACTTTTCATATTGTTTACAGAACTTTATAAGTAAATCAAAAAAGAAAAACTTATCTAACTCTTTTCCATCTTTGTTTGCAAACTCTCCTTTATCATGCATTGATTTTAAAACTTTTGCGTGACTTTCTACATTAAATCTAAATATTTGTCCTGGATAGTTTTCTACGTCAAATCTAGTTCCTTCCTTTCCTTTTGTCCTGCTTGCCGAGTTTTTTGTCATAGGAACAATAACATCTTTTAAAAACTTACTTAGTTTTGGTGAAGACATTATATAATTACTCTATATAAATCTAATACTCTCTTAATATGATCAGGGAAGTCTGTACTTGTAGTAAGACCAGATGTTCCTTGATTCTGTAGTGTAGCACCTGCTATAGATCTTCTTTCTTTATGTTCATCTCTTAAATAGTAATTTATTAAATCAAAGAGTGCTAATTTTAAATCTTTTGGAGTCTCACTGTACCCCGCATTGTAGGTTACTTTTACTGCACCTACACCAACTGGAAAATTCTTTTCTCTTCCGCTATCACTTGTTCTCTTAATTGAATCTGCTGTAGAATCAAAATAATATTCATATTTTGCAGTTGTTAAAGCAGTATAAGACTCTGAATACGCTGTCCTTTCTGCTACTTCGTCGATTGTCACTACTGGACATTCGCTCAATATTACATTACTTGTGTAAGGGTCATTTATGTTAAAGTATTCTACCTTATCTGTACTGTAATAATCTATAAAACTTGTCCCGCAATATTTCTTTGCTAGGTCGCTAACTTGTGGCACTAATATAGCTAAGCGGGCGTCGTCTTTATTACCAACGAGTCCTTCTGCGCTTTTATATTCTGATACTGTTATTAAATCTGCCATAGTTAAAAAGTGGGAGTGTTAGGTACACTCCCAAAAACCATTTCCTGTTAAGAATTAATTCTTACGCGTTTTTATACTGGTAAGCCCACTTAGAAGTTGCGCCATCAATAAGATCGGTAAATCCGATTCTTTGTGAAGCCACAAGAACTCTTCTTTGGTTGATTACTTCGTAATCAGACTCAACTGTAACACCTCTTAGTCTAGGTAATACATAGTTGCTTGGGTTAACAGCAATAGCACCGAACTTAGAAACTGCTGGTGTAGCAAACTCGTCACATAATAGTACTCTTGAACCGAATACTTGACCAATTTCACCAGAAAGCTTAGTTGCCATGTCGCCAACAAGTTGTGCGTCTTGGAACTCAGGATCTTCTAGTAGTTCATAGTAAGTTCTTTGTGAAACGATATAAACAACTTCTGATGGATTAACACCATATTTGCCCATATTTTTTCTCATAGCTAATAAATCCAAAGCTGTAACTGTATCAGTAGCAAAAGCAGTAGTCGATGCAGTAAAATCTGAATCGTTTCTTGCTAAGTGTAGTAAACCTTCAAAAGAAGCTCCACCAGTACCGAAAGCACCCTCAGCATCGTCACCAGCTAAAATAGCATTTTCAATTGCTCTAGCGTGTGATCTAACCATAGACTCTCTAATTAAAGGAAGAATCGGTAAGATTGCATCTTCTTCAGTTTCATTACCTAAGAATGACTGAGAAATAAGTTTCTTAGTTGTAAGAATTCTTTCTTGCATAGTAACACCTGCATCGTCACCATAAGAAGCAGACCTCATATCTAAGTTGTCATTTGCTACAGCAGACCCTGAAGTAAATTCAGCGTAACCGCTATCTGGTAAGATTGGTATTATCATATTTGCAGAATTCATTGCAATCTCTCTAAATAGAGGTGCTAGAACTAGCTCATTCTGAATATCTCTTTCAATATTAGTTGAAACGATTTGCTCGAAATCACCTGAGGAAACTTGAACACCTGAATGTTGATTTACTTTTTCCATCAAAGATTTTGACATATCATTGTTCCATCCTTTACCAGTCGCTAGACCAGCAAATTTTGCATCAAGAATATCTGATTCGAATTCTTTTTTCCAGTTACCAGTACCACTTCTATCAGCGAAATGTCTTTTAGACTCTCTGATATTCATGATTTCTTCTGATTTTTCAGCTAATTGTGATTCTAGATTTTTAACAACTGACTCTAAATTAGAATAGTTATCATTAACTCTAGCTTCAACATCATTCATGAGCTTTTCGGCTCCTGTTAATCCAGCTTCAACTATAGTTTTAGTTTTTTCCTGATCGGCTTTTTCGTTAGCTTTTAGAACTTCAGCTTCATCAGTTGCTTTTTGAGCAGCTTCTTCTGCAGCCTTCTGTTCAGCAGCTTTTGACTCAGCTTGCTTCATTGCGATTTCAGCAGCTGTATCAGCAGCTACTTTCTTTGCAAAAGCATCTAAATCGAAATTGCTTTCAGGAGATTGTTTTTCGTTTGACATATTTGTCTCCATGTTATGGGATTCCTCCCGTCTTGGCTGCTCAACATTAACAGCGTCTGCTGATTCTGCTGGGTTAGCCTTGT